TCATCCCAAGGCGCACCCAATCCATTCCCCGGCAGCGCGTCATGTCAGCGATGAATTGCTGGTTGGCCTTCGACAGTCGGACGGCGCTCACGCTGCACCCCCTGCCTTGCTGCTGGTTGCGGGAGAGTGGGCGGCCTTTGCAACGTCGATGGCGACGTCCAATTGCTCGCCATTGACTGCATCGGAAACATCGTCGGGCCACATCTCGTTGTCATTCACGAACGTGCGGCGCATCCACTGATACCGCTCCGCATCCTTGCGCACGCCAGCTACATGACGCATCACCGCTTCCGCGATGAACATCGGGGCCGTATTCTTGTCGATGATTCCGGCCTCGATCAACTCTTGCCGCACCATATCCATGCAGTCGGCCATGCCTTGCGTAGTAGCTACACGAGCAGCGGTCAGGGAGTCGATTTCGTCTGCGGCTTGCGTCAGCAGCGCAAAATCTTCTGGGCCGAACGGCTGGCTTGCCTTGGCGCGCAACCTCTTCGACAGGTCGGTTGCCGTATCCACGCTCCCGCTATCGGATGGGGTGGGCGAGACCGATTCGTTGCATGTAGCGCCGCCCTGCGCGCGGCCCCGGCTGGCTAACTCTGCATCAGCGTAGACGACCTTTAACGCTTCCTCGATTTCGGCCATGTACTTGGTGTCGACTTCTTCACGATCGATTGCCGATGCATAGGTGCGGTGGATTTGCGAGTGGATCAGGCTCAACAAATCGAGGCGCGTGACCGTGTGTTGGCTAACGGGTGCCGCGACGGGCGGCATTACATTGCTCGACTGCTCGGGCTGCACTGCTTCTTCTGCCTTGGTGGCGAGCACTTCGCGCAACGTAGCGGCCATCTCGCTGCACCCATATGCCTCGACGCAGCCAGCAGCGCAAGAGATAGCCTTTCGCTGCGCTTCCGTCAGTCTGCCCACATCAGCCGCACGCGTGGTGTCGTTCATCCATCTTCTCCCTGGTTATTGGTGTGGTTGTGAAGCTCGCCGGCACGCGCCACCTCTACGGGTGTTCGTCGGCCCGGTATGCGAAAGGATTGCCTGGTAGGCCCGCAGCGCCTCGCTGCGGTCATAGCCGCCGGCTTCGTGCTCGCGCAGGCGCCGGATGTATCGCCCACGCACGTACGCGCCAGCCGATACGTGGTTCGGCCAGGCGACGTAGCCGAGGAATGGCACCCCGGCCGACACCGGCGCGATCCGCACCTTGCGCGGGTGGACGGTCAGGCCATCGGCAGCCAGCTTCGCCACGATGGCGGCCTTAAGCGCCACCAGTTCGTCGCGCGTTTCGCCGATCACCACCAGGTCATCGACGTAGCGGATGTAGCGGCGCACGCGCAGCGTGCCTTTCACCCAGTTGTCGAAGTCGGCCAGGAAGATGTTCGCGAACAGCTGGCTGCTCAGGTTCCCGATCGGCATGCCCTTGGCGGCCGTGCGCCGGTACATGCTGTCCTCGGCGAACAGGTGGTCGTAGGTGCCGTCGGTCCGGAACGAATCGACCAGCGACACGATCAGCTGGCGCAGGTCGTGGTCGCCCACGTAGCGCAGCGCGCGCGCCTTGAGCAGCGCGTGGTTGACCGAGTAGAAGTATTTCGAGATATCGAGCTGCAGCACCCAGCGCGCTCCGGCGCCGCGGCAGAACGTGGCCAGCCGCTCGATTGCTGCATGCGTGCCGCGACCGGGCAGGTTGCCGTAGGTATCGTGGATGAAGCGCGGCTGCCAGATCGGCAGCAGGTATTGGTACAGCATCCAGTGCACCACGCGGTCCTTCATCGGCGCGTCGATCACGTGGCGGAACTTCTTCTCGCGCACCGTGAATGCCTTGTACGGTCCGAACGTGAACTGGCGCTCACGCAATCGGCGCTGGATCGTCGCCAAGTGCTGCAACGGATCCGTATCGAAACGCTGCACGCGCAGGCTGTGCGTCTTGGCGCGCTTGGCCTTGAGCCAGCACGCGTGCAGATTGGACAGGCCCGTCAGGGTAGTAAAAGCGCTGTCGCCGCCTCGTTCCGCGCCGGCGCCCGCAGGCCCCGGCGCGGTTCTCGGTGTGGCGTGACGCCCTGCTTTCGGGGACTCCCCAGGAGGATTTCGACCAAGAATTGACCTCCCGCCAGCGCAGGGCTGAGCGTCCAGGCATGTAATTTTTGGGTCAGCGGAACCCGACGTTGTCGTTCGCGTTGTCGGGCCAGTCGTTGTTGAGATTGAACACGCCGGCATTCGAGTCCGAGTACCAGTAGCCGCCGCGGATGAGCGCATTGCTCGACCTTCCAGAAATCCCCCCTCGTTGTTCATGGTGCCACCTTGTCCGCGCGGATCAGGCCGCCGACCAGTCGCCCAAGCTCAACGGCTAAGCCGACTCGGTGCTCGAACGCGAACTTGAGTTTGCTTAACCGCGGAGCCTGAGCCAGGTAGTGCTTGAGGAGGTCGACGTCGGCCGAGATGGCCTGCAGGGCGGCGGCCCGGTTCACGTCCAGCCCGAAGGCGAACACGCCGCGCATCAGCCGCGCCATGCAGGCGCGCAGGTTCTCGCCGTAGGTCACGCGCAGTTCGCGCGGCATCTTGATGATGTCCTGCAGCAGCTGCGTGTCGAGCGTCTGGGCCTGCTGTTTCAGTTTGAACCCGGAGCTGTCCGGGTTGGCCAGCACTTGCTTGGCCGCTGCCTTGTTGAGGTTGCCGCGCTGGCGCAGATCCTCGATCACCTGAGCGACGATTTCGGGCGTCACGGCGGCGAGCACATTCGACTGCTGACCGGACTGCTCCGACACGTAGACGGTATGGCCGCCGGCCAGCGTGCCCAAGGCGACGACGTACGGGATGCCGAACTGGTCAACGAGCGACCAAAGGCGGCTCTTGAAGTTACCGGCGGGGAAACCGACGCGCAGGTGCGGTTCATCCGTGGTACCAATCAGCTTGAGCTGGTAGCCCTTGAGCGTGCTGAGTGCGTGCGCGGTGCGGTCGAAGCCGTGCAGGAACTTGCCGGCCTGGATCAGGATCAGGTGGTCCGGGTGCTTCTGCTCGAGCTTCTTGGCGACGCCGGTCATCGGGTCGGCTTGGCCCAGCCCGACGTCGATGCCCTTGAACTTGCTGATGGCGAACTGGCTCAACTCGTCGTCGGTGGGATGCTGTGTTGCTGCTTGTTGCATGGTTCGATTTCTTATTTATTGTTGTGGAAGGTCACCGCTCACGCGGCGACCCGGGACCCGAGGCCAGAAGCCCGAGCTACTTGGTGCAGCGGAACCCGACGTTGTCGAACGCGTAGCCGGGCCAGCCGCGGTCGAGAACGAACACGCCGGCATTCGAGTCCGAGTACCAGAAGCCGCCGCGGATGAGCGCACGGCCCGACCAACTCAGCGGACCACTGGGGATGTAGCCCACGCCCTTTTCGCGACTCGGGGCCGGCGCGCATGTCAGCGAGGGCGAGTCCTTCGCGATCGTGCCGCTGACCAAGCCATCGGCATCGCCTTGCACGTCGTCGTGCACCCAGGTGAATACGTTGCCGGCGAAGTCGTAGATGCGCTCGCCATTCGACAACTGGTGCCAGCGGCGCTCGAGCGGATCCGTGGATTCGTGGGTGCCCGGCTGCGCGCTGTTGACGCTGCCCTTGTGAATGCCCTGATAGAGACTGCCTTCGCCGACCTTACCGCCGGTCCAGTTGATGTCCTGCCGGGCGATGTTGACGGCGAGTGCAAGGCATTGCAGCTCGGTGATCAGCTTGTAGCCGGCCGCGGTGCAGAGTTCGTTTGCCTTGCGGTAGCTGACGTTCACCATCGGCGCCAGCGCGGCATCGATCACGACCTGCCCATCCTTGTTCGCGCAGTGGTACTGGCCCACTTGGAACGACGGCATGACCTGGCCGGTGGGCAGCGTCGTTTCGGGGACGGTGATAAACAGGTCGGCGCGGGTGGCCAGGCGCAGGGCGTCCATCAGCACGGCGGCGCCCTTGACCACGGCGCCGTCATCGTCTGACACGATCAGGTAATGCTCGGCCTGGTCAACCAGCTTGCTCAGGCCTTCCCACTGCGAGACGCGGCGCAGACCGTGCACGGCGTGGGCGCCGGCGCGTGCGGTGAACGTTTTCTCTTGGATGAGTTCGATTTTCATGTTGTTCTCTCGGTTTATGCGATGGTCACCGCTCACGCGGCGACCCGGGACCAGTGATCAGAGACCCACGGGTTTGGTGCAGCGGAACCCGACGCCGTCGTACGCGTAGTCGGGCCAGCCGTAGCCGAGATTGAACACGCCGGCACGCGAGCCCGAGCACCAGCAGCCGCCGCGGACGAGCGCAGTGCCCGACCAATCGCTGCCCGCTTTCGGATACCAGCCCACGCCGCGCTGCATCGAGGGGAACGGCGCACTGGTGATCGACGGCGAGTCGGCCGCGAACGCGCGCGCCACCAGGCCGTTCTCATCGCCCTGGACATCGTCGAAAATCCAGCTGTACACGTTGCCGGCCGCGTCGATAATGGTCTCGCCATTCGACAGCGTGAACACGCGGCGCTCGGGCGGATCGGCCGGCACGTAGTCGCCGGCGTAGGCCTCGTCCACGTTGTCCGGGTCGAGGTGCAGTCCCTGCAGCAGCGTGCCCTCGCCCACCGCGCCGCCGCTCCAGTTGGCAGCCTGCTGCGCGATGTTATGCGCGATCGCCAGCGCCTGCAGTTCGGTCAGCAGCGTGTAGCCGGCGTCGGTGCAGGCCTGGCGCGCTTCGGCATAGTTGATCTCGACCCACGGCTTGGCGGTGGCGTTGATCGCGACCTGGCCGTCGGCGCCCTTCGAGCAGTGGTACTGGCCGACCTGAAAGGCCGGAACCACCATGCCGTTCGGCAGCGTGGTCTCGGGGACGGTGACGAACAGGTTATGATCGGCGCGGGCCGGGAACGGCCAAGCTGCGGCCGGCTTCAGGATCGTCTTGGCCGGCGTCGCCGGGGCTGCTGCTACGGGTGCTGCGCTAAATGCGCGGATGGTCTCGCTGGACATCTGGTTCTCCCTGGTTGTGGTTGTGGGTGATGCAGTGAAAAGGTGCTGCTACTGGAAACGCTGCGCTTATGCCGTCGCTTCGCCGCCCATGGCAGCGACCAGGTCGGCCAGCAGCCGGGCGACCTCGCCGCTCATGAGCGCGAAGTCGTTGTCGAACCGCTCGTCGTCCGCATACTTGCCCGACTGGCTTTCCTTGATGACGTCCAACGGCTTGATCGAGCAGATGGCCAGCGCCTCGGTGAGGGCGAACGAGATGCGGTCGTTCCACGTCATGGCCAGGCGCGTGCACTGCTTGCCGGCGGCGATGTGGCGGCGCATGTCGTCCGGATCCAGCGTGTGGCGCTTGTAGCCCACTTGCGCCTTGCTGGCGCCGGTGGCGCACATCGTCGCGTCCTGGTCGATCGTGAAGTTGGCAGGGGCTTCGTCGGCTTCCAGCCAGCCGGTCATGACGGCGACTGGCGAGCGCTGCACGCGCAGGCTTTCGAGCGGCATGCGTTCGACCGCCTTGAGCAGCAGCTTGACCACGTCGTCCGCAGCCGCTGCGCTCGACGAATCGACGGCCAGCCAGCCGTGCACGGGATCGATCCACACGTTGGTGTGCGCGGTCGATGGGAACGCGCGCGGCAGCAGCTCGTCGGCCACGCGCTCGCGCAGCTCCCTCATGGCTTTCTTGCCCGGCGCGAAACCTTGCGCTTCCTCGAGCTCGGCCGCGCGCTGCCGGGTGGCCTCGTTGATCACCTTGGCCGGCAGCAGCTTCTTGCAGGTCGCCAGCGTCAGCAGGTACTGGCCGCCGACGGAGTGCACCAGCTCGCCGTTGCGCGGCGCGATCCAGCCCTGGCGCAGCAGTTCGTTGCTGGCCGGCGGGACGAACGACTGTGGCCGGAGTAGGACGGCGAGTTGGTCCGGGCCGACGGGCCACGGCGCGGGAAGGCGGTACAGCTGCAGGTTCTTGAAAAACATGAATTTCCCCTTGGGTTTGTGGTTGTTGTTGTGGACATCGCGGCCGTCAGCCGACCCGTCCCATGAGCATCGACAGTGAACGGTCCAGCAGGGCAGCGCGCGCCGCCTCCCGCCAGCGCAGGCCGCAGTTGCGGTTGCAGACGAACTTGCGGATGAGTTTCATCGGTCGCGGCTCCGTTCAGGGCGTCGGCCGCGCGACGATGAAAACGCCCAGCGCGCCGGCGTCGTAGGCCGCATCCATCAGGGCGGCGCGCTCGCCGATGGCGACGTAGGTGTGCGCGCCGCCGGCGTCGCGGACGGTGATCAGGTAGCTCACTTGGCCGCCTCCCGCGCCACCGCCAGCATCGCGCGGATCGTTTCCAGGTCGCGGTCGATCGACATGCCCATCATCCCGCCATACTGGTCACGCAGCTGCGTGAGCTTGTTGTGCGCCGCCTCAAGCGCCGGCAGGAACGCCGCGCGCGCTGCCGCCACCTTGATGGCGGCCTGCGCGTCGGCGCTCGCCAATGCGGCATTGGCATGCGGGCTGCACAACAGGTCGGCCAGCGCCTTGATCGTGTCGGCCTTGCTCGGGCCTATCAGCGCTGAGCCGGCGATCAGGATGGTCTGCGCTTCGCTGATCAGCTGTGCGAGCGGGTTGGCGGGAGTGGTGGGCATGGGCGCTCCAGTGGGTTGATGGGAAGGGTGGTGGTCAGTCGAACCGTTGTTCGCGCGGTTCGTTCGTCGCGCGCTCCGCTTCGACCAGCTCCCACCCCAGTTGCCGCCGGATTTCATCCAGCGTCGGCGGCGGCCGGTGCTCTCCCTGGCGCTGGCGCATCCAATCCCTCACGAGTTCTTTGCTCGGGTGGTTCGTCTGCGCCATGGCGTGCTCCGGTTGGTCTATGGAATTGATTATCACATATGCGTTTATCGCATGCAAGCGCGAATGCGATAAAAATTGACGAAAAAAAATTCGCGCCGGCTTATTTGATTGTGTGCGTTGGCTCGGGTGAATCAAAACGAGCCGCTTGGCCTCGACCTGGCGGGGCGTCAAGCTTTGGGGCGAGGGGTTTCAACCATCACAACGGTTGACAGAGGGAATGCGGTTTGAGCGGTAGTGGAGAAAGCCGCGCGTTGCAGTTGCGCAACGCGGGTGTTCGCGTCACATTTTGTCGAGAACTTCTCGTAGCATCGCTTTGAGTTCGACGTTCTGACGCTTGATTTCTTCAAGCGGCGACGTGCGGAGCCGGGCCAGGATCTCCGCATTGAGAGAGTGGCCGGAGCGAGTCGCTGCATCCCTGAGGTCGTCGTGCAGATCTGGGGGTAAGCGAACTGCTGTTTGGACGTAGCCTTGCTGTTTTATTTTTTGCTTGGGCGGATTCACCATCGCCCAATTTTCTTAT